TGGCTGTTGATACTGCCGCTGCATTTCGGGTGAAAGCAGTATATTCACCAATACCATCAAGAGATATATCACTGGCAGAATTTGGATAGTGGCTATTATAATCAGCTTCAAGGGCTTCCCATACTCTAGCTTCTAGATAAGCTACTATGCCAGCAATTTTCCCGAACTGAGTATCAGGAGTTAGTTTGATTCCTGCACCAAAAGCTTGCCGAAGCAATGCTTCAACTTCAGTTTTTGCATCTGATAGTCGCTTTAAACTAAATCCGGTAGAAGTTACACCAAATGTCATATAGTAATATCACTGGTTATAGCTCCGTCTGTTGTTTTTAATGTGTAAGCAATATTCAGCTCACGATTCTCAAAACTTGTTTCGAATTTCTGAAAGGTGACATCTGCGCTCTTTAGAATCTCACGTTTAATAACCGCCGCAATGATTGATAATCTTGGATTCTTCACAAGTATATCTTTTCTATAATCGGGGCCAAAACTTAAATCTAAAAACCATTCACCTTTAAATGTTTTTAAACGATCTTCGATTCTCTGTCCTGCTTCATCATTGCCTTCAACTATTTCGAGATCGCCGCTAGTGATCACTAAGTCATTACTGTATTTAAGATCCATGCTACACCTTGATGTTCTCTAGCGATTGAATAACAGTATTGACAATATTCGTTATATTATCAACATTAGTTTTAGTTGCGGCAAAGTCTGTGGCGTTTATTGGAACGGATGTTGGAGTGCCGGCTGCTGTGACTGTAAGCAATTGAATATTTGTAAGCACCGTTGATAACTCTTCAGATAATGTTTTTAATTCAGTAAAAGCATCATGTGCCAGTTGAAGAAGATCATCAGTGCCATTACCCATGGTAATTTTTACACCATCACCCACTTGAATTTCTAATGCATCAGGATTATTTGCGGTCAGTGGATTGCCTTCCGGATAACCACCTAAAATGGCATAAGCATCTTCAAGGTGATGCATACGTTTATCATTAGGATCTTTCTCTGTACCATCACCAGCAACCCAATTTTCAATGGATCGATCGGCAATGATTAATGTGCAAATATCACCTTTTTTAACAGGCAAACGAATAATGGCAGACGCTGTTCGTGGGTGAATGACTGGTACCCGTTCAATAAAACGCAGTAATTCAGGTTCTTTACGTTTATAGAACTTAACTTTAATGAGCGGTTGCACTGTGGCAAGGTGCGTATCAGGATCATATTTCTCAATTCTCGCTGGCATGCACACGCGCAATGTTTCATTGATGATGTTTTTAAGTTCAGCGCCAAATCTATCAAGTTCACTCATGGTAAAAATCCTTTATTGAGCTCAACATAGGCCCCTTCAATTTCAGTAAACCATTCATCAGAGTGGGTATCGCCGGTGTGTTTTAGCCCAGTAACAAAATATTCATTTGAGAATCTATCTTGGTTTTGAAGTGTTTCATTCACACTCTGAGATTCAACATACACCCTTTGCAATATTTTCACTTGTGGTCGCAATAGTGATTGAAACTCAACACCTGAACGTGTGACTTTTGGGCTACCTACTAAACCATTTTCAGGCTTGAATGTATTTAGTTCAGTTTGGCTGCTTGTTAAATCTCTAGGTTCACCTTTTTTATATACTAATAAACTTCCTTCTTCTTCAATAGTGAATTTGAGATCATAGCGTGATAAAAATACAGCCGCTTCATTGTAGGCAATACCTGACATTGAATAACTCAAAACAGATTTGTTTTGTAAAGCTTTTTCAGCTTCTTGCGTGTACTGAATATCAACATTCTTAATTGTAGCAAGAAGGTCATTTGCTATTTTCTTTGCAGAGGTTTTTTTACCGTAGCTTATTTGTAAATCAGATTTTATGGCTGCACATCTGCCAGTGTATATTTCAATATCAGTTATCCAATCGGGCCCTACTCTCTGATTAGATGCAAATAAGATATCACCAGTAATCAAATGAATAAGTTGATCACCGTAGCCTACACGCAAAGTGCATTTAATATGCTCACCAATACAGGGATCATCTTGACTCTGTATTATTCTTGCAAGCGCTCCCCTGGAGGAAGAATTTAGATTGTAAATTCGAATAGTGCCTACGTTGAATTGAACGCCATCTTGTTTAGATACATCGAAGGCAACACGCAACTTTGTAACAGGATTAATATCTGCCCCTTCAAAAGTTACTTCAACATTACGATTAAACAGCTTCATCATATTGCAACTGTATGGTGTTACCAAATTCAGAAGAACTTGGATCGTTGAATAAACCTGATGAATCTACAATTGAAAGAATGCCGGCTGGCACATCATAAGCGCGATATTGAGATAATAAATCAGTACCATGTACTAGCTTAACGCCATCAACAACAATGGTATTATTGCGGCTCACCCTTAAATACCATCGATCTTCACGTGCATTATAGTGAAAAGTTAAATCATAAACCTGACCATCTAATTCAATAGACATTGAATAGGCATCAGTTTGTTTATTGACAGGAATATTAAATTTCATTGTATTAATATCTTTTGTATTGGACCCAGACTAACAACACCAAGCGCGGTATGCCTGACACTTTCAGATATCAGGTCACGATTCGAATCAACCTCATCGCCTACAATGGGTAATTCAGCTAAAACCATATTGAATCGGATTGAATGACCATCCTTTGATGTTCTTGGTATCGAAATACTCTCAAGAATCATGTTCTCATAAACATTAATACCTGTGACAACATCAAATGGTTCACGCTCGTTTTTTAACGCAACCAATTCACTATAAGCATCAACTGCCCGTCCAGCCTGCGCCGGTGTGAAATAGCTTAATGAGGTGTTACTTACACGACATGTCAGTTCAAGTACAACGGGCAATAAAACAATGTGATCAGAATATTGTGAACCATCTTCAACAGGGTTACGTGTAACAATAGAATCAAAACGATGATCCTCATCCAACGATGCATCCATTTCAATGCCGCCGATACTGGTTAATATTACAAATGGATCGCCTATGCCTAGCATTATCGTTCCTCAGTATGTACTAATTGATTTCTAGCCTTTCGAATTTCTTCATTCATTTTCTGTACTGCAATGGAAGCCGCTTTTCTTGGATCATCAGTGGTGATATTAAAAGTGTTATTAATAGTACCTCCTGACCTGTTAATTCGTCCTGACGCTGATGGTCTCGGTGCATCTGATACAATATTCTTCGCGCCGCCTTTCAGTACACCCGCATTTCTTAAGCTTTCAATAGCTGATTTCGGCAATGCTATTTGCAATAATTCACTTGGCCCATGTTTATCTATGTCCTCAATAAATTCGCCTATATCTTTAAATTCATTTGCGAAAAAATTAGTTATGGGGACAAGTACTTTGTTGAATGATTTGCCAGACTTATCAAGCGTATTTTGAAAGTTTTTCGCTGCTCGATTTGCTGCAAGTATTGAGTCAGGCAGATTTTTAAGAGATTTGATTTGACTGGCTTCGATTTGTTTTAATAGAGACATTACGATATTAGTTTTTTGGGTAAGTCCTATTTCTCCGCCGAACTCACCTGGATCAAATATATTATTTAAACGATTGCGCTTGTTTACATATACTTGGTCAAATTCAGGAAACTGCTTCAAGAAATCAAAATTACCTGACTTAGTTGCTTCCTGAAATATACCCATCATTTCATTAATGTTTCCACCAGTGCGTGTCACTATCTTTGAGGTGGAAGATAAAATCGCATTAAAAAGTTTTAACGCATCATTTCCATGACCAAAATCTTCAACAAATTTCGCTGCGCCAAGATTAAAGTTTTTATCGGTAAAGGTATTGCCAGAACCTTTTTTAATACTATTAAGTTCAGCGCGTGTTTGTTTAAGCATATTCTGTAGTTTTGAAAAATCCGTTTCGGCCAATCGCTCAAGATTAAATGCGGCTCGCTCAGCGGCTATTCCTGAGCCAATTAAACCCTTAACAGTAAAGGCACCACCAAAGATAGCACCCAGCTTAAGTGCCTGACGGGTCATTCCTTTTACGGTTTTGTCGTATTTATTAACGTCCTTTTTATTAACGTCAAAACTAAACCGGGTTACAAGATCACGTAAAACACCCATTATCGCGCATCCTCAATATCAAAGACTAAGTTATTTAATTTAATGATATCTGTAATGCTGGAGTTTGCTTGAGCATCATGCAATGTGATTAGATTCGCCATGACAGGCCTCAAGATTAATGGGTGGATTTCGTACTTGTCTACTCTGAAGCCAATAGCTGCTCGATAAACGGATAAAGATTTTTTTTTACCACGTCATCGAAATGATTAAATAATATGATTTCACCGACAAAACTGAATAATTCTGAATAGTTACCGGCGAAAGTGTTGTTGTAGAATTCTTCTGAAAACTCAGGCTTCACCATGCTGTCTTCAATTAGCTTGCGAATGAATTGAGGTGTACCGATCACATCCGTTTTTTCAATGATGCCAGCAATGAT